CATCTGGATTAGTAAGATAATTTAAACAATACTGTTTATTATCGGGTTAGGTCTATTATTCGCACGAACTCTATCACATGATCCTCTATATTACCTATAAGATACTAGATACCCTTGTGTTTGCTTTGTACTTAATCTATATATTTATAAAGGCAGTCAGTAGGTAAGGTTTGCTTCTGCTAAAACATACCATGTTGATACGATATCTGTTGTCAATCATCTTGAAAAAGTAGGAAAAATTTGTGTGTAGTACCCCTCGGTATATGAGAGGGTGGGGAGGGGAAGCATGTGCCTTCTGAATTAGGCAAGGTGTTTCATAGGGAATCAATAAGCCTTGAGTCTTTTGCTATATAAGGGATGTCATTGGAGGCGTTTACTTTTTAAGGATGCTAAACGAACCTTTAGCCCTCTTGTATGATGCGCTATGAACCTAGAGCCATGCGGGTTATGACTTCAGATGGTGTTAGTCCTTCAGCTAATAGCCTTTCAGCCAATATGAGATCGCTCTCTCTTGTTATAGTATTAAACAAGCTAGTTAACTCATCATCACTCTGATTTGCTGATTGTGAAACTGTATGCAATTGAGATTCACTTTCACTGACTTCATTCAATATCTTATTAATCTTTAATATCTCGCTTATCTCTGAATTCTTTAAGTCATACTCTGAGACATCCTCGCGCTTGATTTTCTTATCGTAGATAATGCGCCTTGTGTTACCTTTTAGTTTAGGAAAGTAATTATTGAATGATTCAATAGCGCCTTGCGCTTCCAACTTCTTTAGATGTTTAGATATGTTTTGAGATGTGCAGCCTAAATCTTTAGCAATAGTAAGACAGCTCACAAAAGAAAAGCCGCCTTTGTTGGCATAAGAGGCCAACACCGCCAGCACTCTTAAATTCTCGCCAGTAAGCTTTTTATTTAAAAAGGCTTTAATTGGTACTACACAAAACCGCCTTAAATCCTCGTTTTTATGTGTTTTTAACTTGATTTGATCGGGAATATGATAAGTTTTACTTATTACATTGCTATTATTCATTTGAACATTGTATCAAAAATAAGTGTTTTTACCTATTGCAAAACGATATCTTTTAGTGCAATATCTTTTTTAACGCTTAACCGCGTTATTTTTAAACAACCATAAAAGGTACATAAAATGATCACCAAAAAAGAAGCCATTGCAATTTCAAAATTAATATCCGATATGAACACCGCACGCCGTATTAGCGATGATTTCAGAGCTGACAAAGAAGCTAACAATATCATGCACAAAGACTCATCAACGCAGCAGCGTTTAGAATGGGATTATTGGGTTCAGTCTTTAGAACTAGAATTGCAGCTGCTAAAAGAATTTGGAATTAGTGAGTATCATTCAGAAAAAGCGGCCGAAAAGATAACTGAACTTGAAATGTATATTGAGCATGGTAAACGTCATTTAAGATATAAGGAAGCTGCTTAATGCGATCTTATAAAGCCTTAGCAATAGGGCTTTATGCGGTCACCATTGGCCAATTTTAATAAACTATAAAAGGTAAATAAAATGAAAACGAAATATTCAAGTAATTTAGAACTATCTCACATTTGGGCGAATGATCCCGATCCTAGCATCCGTAAAAGTGCCAATTCTATGTCATGTAATAACGGAAGGTTATACAGCTATTCAACATGTATAGCTCAAATTATTGGCGATACTGTTATTTATAATAAAGCTTCTTACAGTGTGACCACATCAAAGCAACAAAGTTACGCAATGAGCGCAACAAGTCATTTTCAAGATAAGATATATTTAGACGTTCCACAACGCGGCCTTCATTCTTTAGAGTTTAGCCAATTCGAATTTAATCATATTATCGAATCATCGGAACGCAAGGCCTCTCAATGGCTTCTTAAAGCATCAAGATCAAAAAAATATAGTGATATGTATAACGCGGAAGCTTTGAGCATATTTAGCAATCTCGAAAAATACGCTTCTTTATTTGATCTTTTATATGAAAGGCCTAATTTAGTGCATTTAAGGGAATCAGCATTAAGAGCTGACATAGATGCAAAAGCGCTCGAAAAGGTACGCAAGGCTGAAAGCATTAAAGAACAAGCGGAAGCGCTTATTAATTGGCGCAATGGTGACGATGTACGCAGCCGCTTTGAGATTACAGCATTAAGAATTAAAGATGATCAAATTGAAACCACAAAAGGCGCTAAGATTCCGCTCGATCATGCTATTAAGTTTTGGGGCTTAATTAAGTCATGGCATGACAAGGGCGTGCAATATGTCAAAGATCATCATTCAATAAACTTAGGTCACTATACTGTAAGCAAGTTTGACGGCCAAACGCTAACTGTTGGCTGCCATTCAATACCATATAGCGAGATAGAAAATATCGCGCATCAACTAAATTTAAATTAACTATAAAAGGTAAACAAAATGAAAGAATTATCTATAAATTATGCCATTGACTTTTTTACATCAGATTTAGGAAGTATCACTCATAAGCAATTTTATGATTCTTTATGCGATGAAATTATTCCCGATGATGTTTCAGTATGGGAACCATTTGAAAATCATAACGCCGATGATTTATTAGCGCTCATTGAAAATTTATCTGATTATTTAATAGAATTTAAAAGCGATGAAAGGGCTAATTATGACTAACTTATTAAAAAACTGTTGTTATTTAGTATTAGGCTTCATAAGCGCGTATTGCTGGCTCTTACTATTGCTAGGGTTTTAAAGTCATCTCTAAGAGCGTTTAAATAGCGCTCTTAGGGGCTAACTTTGGCCGAAACCATAAAAGGTACATAACATGACTATCAACATTTTGGAATTAGATCAAATATGCGATATCACTCAGGAAGTTTATTTTGGTATTGTAGATCATTTTGGTATTGCTAAAAAATGTATTGAGCATGATCCAGAAAATCAAGACGGCACTCGCAATACTGAATATGGCGAGGAATTATACAATTTGATTGAATATGCTATTAAAAATGCAATAGATTTTCAAGACTAACAAAAACCATGAAAGGTAAACAAAATGAAATACAAAAATCACAGATTTTACAATGAATTTCAGCAATTAAGGTATGACGATAAAGACTTTGAATGTCTGTATAAAGATACAAAAAAAGACTTTTTAGAATGGGTTGATAATTATGAACTTGAAGCCTATAAAATCTTATCAAACTGGATCGGATAATTATGAAATTCATAGCTTATTATCGCGTGTCTACAGATAAGCAAGGTCAAAGCGGCCTAGGCTTAGAAGCGCAAAGAACTATATGTTACGCCTACGCCCGCAGCATCAACGCTGAAATCATTTCCGAATACACTGACATTGAGAGCGGCTCTCATAATGATAGGCCTGAGCTGCTCAAGGCGTTGGCATTATTGGAAATTGAGAATGGTTCTCGTTTACTTGTGGCCAAACAATGTAGGCTGACGCGATCGGTTGCATTGATGTCATCGCTATTGGAAAAGAAGGTGCCGCTTACCATAGCGGAAACGCCCGAAGCTAGTATTTTTGAGTTACATATCAGAGCTGTATTAAATGAGGAAACAAGGCGCCAAATCTCAATCAATACGCGCAACGCGTTAATGGCCGCCAAAGCAAGAGGCGTTAAACTTGGCGCACCTAGAGAGATGATGAGAGTCATAGCTGTCAAAGGCGGTCAAGCACAAGCCAAAGTTAAGATAGCCTACGCATTAAAAATCAAACCTATGTTTGACTTGGCCATGGAAAATTGTGGCCGAGCATCATGTCGCAACATCGCAAAGAAGCTCAATGAACTAGGTGTTAAAACGTACTCAGGAAGCACGTGGACAGCGCCTAACGTATCTTATTATCTAAACAATATCAAAGACAAGGAAAACATAAAATGGTAGGAAAAGTCACGCCTGATGACATGATGTCATGCTCAAGGCTTCCAGCATTATTAGGTTTTAGCAAGTTTCGAACGCCTAATGATGAATTGAAGTATTCAATTAATGCACTTAACGGAGAGGCTAATGAATTTACAGAGCAAGAGCCTATGTTATGGGGCAATCTTACAGAGAAGTTAATATTGGCTGAGAGCTGTAAAAGGCTTGGCGTTGATATTGATGATCTAGCCCATGATAAACCATACTTTCATCCTGATATACCATTGGCTACAAGCCTTGATGGCACTGCGTCTGGCAATGGCACAACAATCTACACTGACATTGACAAAGGTATTTATGTCATGGGGCATGATTCAATTAAGCTTGATGGCTATGGTATTTTAGAAGCAAAGCTTACTGCTCAAGAAGTCGAGAATGAGCCAGCGCCATATCGTGGTGTCATACAGCTTCAAGGCCAAATGGATATTATGAAAGCATCATGGGGCGCTCTTTGTGTGTTATACAAGGGTACAACATTGCGTATCTTTTTATATCCCATTAATGAAGATCACATCAACATGATTCACAATGCTGTCGAGGATTTTCAAGAGCGTTTGGATAAGTACAAAACCAATCAAGAGATTGAATGGTATGACTTACAAAACTCTTTTGAAGCCAGTCGTGTGTTTGATCGTGCTGAAAAGAGTACGATTGAGTTACCAGAAGTTGAGATCCAAGCTGAGAAGATCATCACAATTCGTGAGCAAATCGCGGAGTTAGAAGCACAGATTGATCGCTTGCAAATCAATATCATGGAGCATATGAGAGATCACGAAGTATGTAATGCGGGTCGTTACAAAATCTCATGGCCTATGCGTTCTTACAAAGCACAGCCAGCAAAAACTGTGCCAGCTAAGGAAGCCTACGTCATTCGTCAGTCTAAACTTTCAATCAAGGATCGTATATGATTAAGAGATTAACTCATTTTCAGATCCGTAAGAAATGGCGTATTAAGTTACACGCTAAAAGATGCCACGATCACGATCAGTCAGGTGCTAGGTATAGCAGAGATGCTATGGTACTTAACCGAGCTATGGACATGTACAAGATTGATGGTAGGAGAGCAGCATGGTAGATAATGACCAAGATCGTTTTGAAGCAGAAGTTATGAATGAATTACAACAACAGGAGAAAAGTATGAAAACTATATCAGCAGCATTTATTAAAGCACAAAAGGAGTTCGCTCCAGCAATTAAGACAGCTACCAATCCACACTTTAGAAGTAAGTATGTAAACTTAGAAGGCTGTATTGAGGCTGTGATTGATGCATTACATAACAATGGCATTGGTCTTATACAAAAGACGCATGATTGTGATGATGGTGTCAAAGTAGAAACTGTATTTATCCATGAGTCAGGTGAGACTTTAAGTGGTGGCATCTTACACATACCAGCATCTAAGATAGATCCGCATGGCGTTATGGCATCGCTTACTTATTGTCGTAGAGGTAGTTTAATGGCGGCCTGTGGTATTGCACCAGAGGATGATGATGGTAATCTAGCTACAGAAAGGTCTGGCAGTGTTGTAAAAAAGCCACAAACTAAGGAATATACCTTCTATATTCCAGGAAAAGACCCTCAAGAGGTATCGGATGTATTGACATGGCAAGCAAAATTCGATCAAATGTCTGAACAGCTAGTTAATTCTAGCTTAAACCCAGAGGATAAGATATCGAAACTTAAAGCATTAGTAGACGCTAATCAGCCAACACTAAATCGCTTACCCATAACAGTTAAGATGCAATACATAGGCAAACAAGCCACACGCATCAACACAGTGAAAGGACAATCAAATGAAACCAGTTAAGACAGACTTCAATGCT